AATAAACTTAGTTGTTAATCAAAGGTCTAGTTTTGTTGCAGGATTTATTGTAACAGATCAAGATGACAATAAAATTGATTTGGCAGACTATACCATTGAGGCAAAACTAAAGAAGGATTTTACTTCTCCAACAACTGTTAGTTTTGCAACAACTACTATTGCACCAGCTTCTGATGGTAAGTTGGAAATTTCACTGACCCCAGAACAAACTGCCCCACTTAGTGGTAGTTTTGTTTATGATGTGGCAATAACAAATACTTCAACTAATTTTAAAACTAGAATTGCTGAGGGAAGTATTAGAGTAGATCCAGGTGTTGCATAATGGCAGATCAATATTTTAAGGTATCCCTTATACCAAATAAGAATTATGCTTCTGAGATAAGAGGTCAAGAATACACCTCATCTGTTACTCAGGGTCTTAGAGGACCACAGGGATTTCAAGGATTCCAAGGTGCTCAAGGTGTTCAAGGACCTGCTGATGGTGCTCAAGGATTTCAGGGATTTCAAGGATTCCAAGGTCCTCAAGGTGAATTAGGACCACAAGGTTTTCAGGGATTGGTTGGACCTCAGGGTGGTGCTGGTCTTCCTGGTGGTCCTCAAGGTGCTCAAGGATTTTTAGGTCCTCAAGGTGTTCAAGGTCCTCAAGGTGTTCAAGGTCCACAAGGATTCATTGGACCTCAGGGTGAACTGGGACCTCAAGGTTCTCAAGGTTTTCAGGGAGTACAAGGAACTGCAGGATATATTGGTGCAGATGGTCCTCAAGGTGTTCAAGGTCCTCAAGGTTTTCAGGGTCCACAAGGATCTCAAGGAGAAACTGGACCACAAGGACCTAGTGGAAATGATGGACTTCCTGGTGGACCACAAGGACCAATAGGACCACAAGGAGCTAATGGAAATGATGGACTTCCTGGTGGACCACAAGGAGCAATTGGACCACAAGGATTCCAAGGATTCCAAGGATTTATTGGTGTAGAAGGAGTACAAGGAGCTCCTGGTGATCCAGGAGCACAGGGTATTCAAGGACCCCCAGGTAATCAGGGAGTTCAGGGTGCTCAAGGAAACCAAGGATTCCAGGGTGCTACAGGTGTTCAAGGATCTCAAGGTTTCCAAGGAGTTCAGGGTGCACAGGGAGTGCAAGGTCCTGCTGATGGTGCTCAAGGTTTCCAAGGTCCTCAAGGTCCAGCAGGTGATACTAATTGGATTTATACAAATGTTCCAGGATCAACTGGATTATCTACTACTAGAGCAGTTGGAATTGGTACAGATACTCCAAATGAAAACATTCAATTGAATGTGGTTGGAAATATAGAGTCATCTGGTATTGTTACTGCTCGCAAAGGATTTATTAGCACAGAAAGTCAGTATGCAGTAACAATAGATTTTGAGATTGGTGGTGGTGCAACTCCAGTTGGAATCATATTCAATGTTGTTGGTATAGGTTCCACAACACTTGCTTTAGTCTAAATAATACAGACTCTATAATTAGTTGTATGAAAAGAGCATTGATTGCTTTTGGAATGTTACTGATGGCAGCACCTGCAAATGCTGATCTTATTACAAAACATAGTTCTAGCGTTCAACTGACTGTTGATGCTGCAGCATCTCAGGCAACTCGTCTAGGTTCTACCTATTCTGTAAGTGGCAATAATGTCTCTGCTACTCTAGGTGGTCTTACAGCACCCTCGGGAACTGCTGCTGCCACTATGAATGCTGGCACATATACCCAGACAACTGATGGGAGTGCCTTTTCTTTTACTGAGACATTCAACTCAGGAGATGCAATCCCAACAGGAACAACCGTTTCTAGTGGTGTGGTTGGAACCCTACCCGCATTTGGAAGTGTCACAACCACTGCTGGCGGGGTGGCTGGGTCTCTCGCTGGCAGCATCGATTCTGCTGGCACAATGTCGTTGACTGCTGGTGGTGCTGGCACTTCAGCAACAGGACAATTTGTGTCTGAAATTACCATCAGATAATCTAGTAAATAATCATGACTAGATTATCCGAAGCAATTGGTCTTGGATTAATTTTGGGTGCTTTGCATGGGGCAGCACAAGCTGTCCCTGTAGTCCCTAATTTTACACAGGGATCCATGACCTCTCACACAGAAACAACAAGCACAGTAACAGAAACTATAAATTCAATAGACTATAACACAGGGTATCAATACTCTGTAACTGGGAGTGGAATCTCAGTATCAGGTAATCTTTCACCTGGAACTGGAGCAACTAATGTAACTATAGATGGGGTGACATCATCATGGACTGGAGTAACAAGCAAACCAACATTTACTCAAACAACACCAGGAGCAGCGTTTCAGTTCACAGAAACCTATCAGGGTCCAGGTCTGAGCAATCAAACAATAATTCAAAGAACAACAGAAATTCAAAGCGTCACAGATACAACAAGTATCTTCACACAATAATCAGTGGAATCTGTATTAGTTTATCTCCTACTTCTGCTATTGCTGAAACAGTTGGTGGGGTGAGTGCCACTGCTGCTCCTGTTGCTAATTCCTCTGGTAGTGTCACTAACCAAGCCATCCAAGTCTTACAAGGACCTTATATTACCAACACCTATGGTGGTGGAATCCAATGCCAAGGACCAACTCTGAATATCACTCCATTTGTTACTGGTTCTGGTTCAATGCAGAAACCTTATGAACCATACTATAACGATCCAGTATATGATATGAGAGACCTGAATGATGATGGGTCTCTAGATAATCCTGGCAACATCTTATATACTGTTCCTACCAGAACAGGACAGAAGGATAACTATAATCTTTCATTAGGTGTTAGTGCTACTTGGTCTATCCCACAAGACAAGAAGCTACAAGACCAATGTAAAGAAGCAGCTGCTGCTAACATTTCACTAATGAAACAACAAGCTGCTAACAAGAGATTAGATTTTGAGATTGCAAGATTAAAAAATTGTGGTGAATTAATGAAGCAAGGTATTATGTTTCATCCTAAATCACCTTACTATAAAGTGTGTGCTGATGTAGTTGTGATGAATAAAAATGCCATAGCACCACACATTCACTCTATCCCTTCGGTTTCAAAACCTTCTTCAGAGATCGAATTGCCTCAGTCCTCTCGCGCTGAAGATCTTGGCGCTCCTTTACAGATAAAACCTCAGGTGTCTTCCCCCTGATAGTAGCAATCTTTTTCATTACTTTCTTAACCGTTGGTTTGACAACCTTTAGTAGGATGTCTGCCAACGGTTTTGCCATGAGTGCTGATGCTGTAGCCACTACAGCAATACCACCAGTGGTTACAACAGATCCAGGACTAGGAAGACCAGCAATGATTTGTTCTGGGATGGGAACTTTTTCTGTGATCTGAATACACTGATTGCCAATCAACTGATAGTCAGTAACTTTCTTTCTGAACCCTTCAATGTATGTACCAACAGGTTCTTTAGCTGCTTGTGCTGCTGTAGGGCAATCTACCTTAGCAGTAGCAGGAGGAGATTTAGGTATCGGTAGATCAGGAGCAGAGGGAGGTTTAGGTTGCTTTGTGTCTACCTTTGGTTTTTGAGTTGGTAATACTTGATTAGGTTCAAAATTAATAGGATTAAATGATGGAATACTTCCATCACAAAAAGTCAGCATACCATTTGGATCATCTTCAGAAAGAGTTTTAGATCCATTGCCTGCTTCATGTGCCTCAACACATCCAGGGATATCTATTATTGGAATGCCAATGTTTACTGTTACTGGTGGTGCATATGGAAGAGATTGGAGTGGATCACTGAAGGTCCATTCAGGAATATTGATTTCCCTTATTTTAATTTCACGAATCTCCATCAGTAAATAATCCTACAATGCCACTCCAGAGATGGAAGAAGAAAACATATAAAAAGAATTTTCCTTCAACATCTCTATTCTTTTTTCTTCTTGTAGTAGTCATGGTTATGGAAGTCTCAGATTAGGACCTGCTTCTCCAATAGGAATTGCTGGACCAGTTGTTTTAGGTAGTTCAGGCATCTTTGGCATTGCAGCATCCAAGAGTCCTGGTAGAGCACCAGCAACTGCTTCAGCTACAGCAGCAGTTACTTTACCTCTAGCCTCTTCAATTAAAACATCTTTGTTGAGAAGAACATAAGAACTTCCAGCAATTAATGTTAGTGATGTTAAACCTGATAATAATGCAATTACATTTACAAGTTTTTGCATGGCAGTGTCCAAACTAAGTTTATTTAGGTGAAACCCTTGACAGAGGCAGGTCCTAGTGGTATGATAAATACATCAACAAGTTAAGGAATGTAACAGTTCTTTAACAGTTGTTACACTCTTCCTAACCGAGACCTATGGGGAGTATAAACACAGTCTCTCATATCCAGTCTGAGGGTGACTGGAGCATAGTAACTCCACCATTTCCCTGATGGTTTTACTTCTTAGTTCAAAAAAATGCAATCTACACTTTCACAACAACGACAATCAAATACTTGGGAACAGTTCTGCAATTGGGTAACCTCCACTGACAACCGTCTTTATGTTGGTTGGTTTGGAGTCCTGATGATTCCTTGCCTGCTTGCTGCCACTATCTGTTTCATTGTTGCCTTCATTGCTGCACCTCCTGTAGACATTGATGGTATTCGTGAACCCGTTGCTGGTTCACTCATGTATGGAAACAACATCATCTCTGGTGCTGTTATTCCTTCGTCCAATGCTATTGGACTTCACTTCTACCCCATCTGGGAAGCTGCTTCCCTAGATGAGTGGCTGTACAACGGTGGTCCTTTCCAACTGGTTGTCTTCCACTTCCTGATTGGAATCTATGCCTATATGGGTCGTGAGTGGGAACTTTCCTACAGACTGGGTATGCGTCCTTGGATCTGTGTTGCTTATTCTGCACCTGTTGCAGCAGCATCTGCAGTATTCCTGGTTTATCCTTTTGGTCAAGGTTCTTTCTCTGATGCAATGCCTCTTGGCATCTCTGGTACTTTCAACTACATGCTTGTCTTCCAAGCAGAGCACAACATCCTGATGCACCCCTTCCACATGCTTGGAGTTGCTGGTGTCTTTGGTGGTTCACTGTTCTCTGCAATGCATGGTTCACTGGTTACCTCTTCTCTGGTTCGTGAAACCACTGAGTCTGAGTCCCAGAACTATGGTTACAAGTTTGGTCAAGAAGAAGAGACCTATAACATTGTTGCAGCACATGGATACTTTGGTCGCTTGATCTTCCAATATGCTTCATTCAACAATTCTCGTTCTCTTCACTTCTTCCTTGCTGCTTGGCCAGTGGTCGGTATCTGGTTTACTGCTCTTGGTGTTAGCACTATGGCATTTAACCTGAATGGTTTCAACTTCAACCAGTCTGTGATTGATTCACAGGGTCGTGTTCTTAACACCTGGGCTGATGTTCTTAACCGTGCCAACCTGGGTATGGAAGTTATGCATGAAAGAAATGCTCACAACTTCCCACTTGACCTTGCTGCTGTAGAGAACACTCCTGTTGCTCTGACTGCACCTGCTGTTGGTTGATATAACTAAAAACTGAATATCCTAACAAAGACCTCCCTTTGGGGGGTCTTTTTTTATAGATAGGGTAGTTGCAAATACCTAATGAAGTTCCTTTTTGCACTACTTGCTTCAATCTTTTTTGCTGCTCCTGCATTGGCAGTAGATGTTCAGATGGGTGCCAATGGCAACCTAGTATTTGAACCAGCAGAGGTTTCTATTGCTGCTGGAGAATCAGTTCATTTTATTAACAATATGTTACCACCACATAATGTTGTGGTTGATGGTCATCCTGAGTGGTCACATGAAGGTTTAGCAATGTTACCAGGCGAAGACTTTGAGGTTGCATTCCCAGAGCCAGGTGACTATACTTATTGGTGTGGTCCCCACAAGGGGGCTGGAATGATTGGTACTGTACATGTCTCATAATCATAATTATGAACCTATGCCAAACTGGGTAATCTGGGCTGGCATAGGATTGATGATATTTACAGTTCTTATTTTTCTTATTTTTACTCTTTCTGTAATGTATTTTGGATGAACCACACTGATCACTCAACCTACGAACACTTATTTCATATGTTTCTTTGTTGTATTGCTGGTCTAGGTATCGGCACCCTAGCAGTCTGGGGATATAATCAAATTAAGTCCAATAAGAATCACAACCCATGACTGGGCAAACAAAATCAGATCCTTTAATAACTCGTACAGAATGTCAGGAGATGATAGATGCAGCTATCAGAAGACACAATCGTAATGCTAGCATCATTAGCATGTGCGTTGGTTGGGTGGTTCTTGCTTTATTTGCTGAGGGACTTTTAAGACTTATTGGCGTCATTCCCCCTATGTTTCCATGGCTCAACATCACATTGTAGATTGGATAGGAGTAGTAGCACTATTCCTTTTTGGTATGACTATGATTTGTCAAGGTCATTTTATATTCCATGGAAAGCATGGATATAAACATTGTGAACGTGAAAACAAAAAGTCTGAAGACACTCGAAGACAAATTGAAGAACTACTCAAAAACAAATAATGGAACACTTACTTGGTAGATTTCTTGTAGTATTGGCAATACCATTTGTTATTGCCACTCTTTACTTTGGATCAAAGAAAGGAGGTTACTATGACTCAGAACACTATAAGGGAAATGGGACCGCCCATTAGAAGGAGGTTTCATTTTGCAGCATCAGCATTTTCTAGATTGTATGGTGTAGATAAAGTTACCACAGAAATGATAGACTTCTGTTATGATTGGGCAATAACAAAGGACCAAGCTCCTTTGTCTGGTTTAACTGAAGTTGATATTTACTTCAAAAATATTTGGACAAACTAATCTGCACAAATACCTATTTACTTCCTTGTTAACTTATGTTAAGATAAATATGAGAAATAACAAAGGAGGTTATGACTTCTTCTACACTTTCACAACCTATTTCACAAAGGGGATGGTTCGATGTACTCGACGACTGGCTTAAGAGAGATCGTTTCGTTTTTGTTGGCTGGTCTGGACTTCTTCTTTTTCCCACAGCTTATCTTGCTCTTGGTGGTTGGCTTACTGGGACAACTTTCGTTACGAGTTGGTACACTCATGGGATTGTATCCTCCTATCTTGAGGGTGCAAACTTTCTTACTGCGGCAGTTAGTACTCCAGCAGATTCTATGGGTCATTCTCTTCTTCTTCTCTGGGGTCCTGAGGCTCAAGGGGATATCATCAGATGGTTCCAACTTGGGGGACTCTGGAATTTTGTGGCGCTCCACGGAGCCTTTAGCCTTATAGGATTCATGCTCAGGCAATTTGAAATTGCCAGACTAGTAGGGATTAGACCATACAATGCGATTGCTTTTTCAGGTCCTATTGCCGTATTTGTTAGTGTATTCCTCATCTATCCTCTTGGACAGTCCAGTTGGTTCTTTGCGCCGTCATTTGGTGTTGCAGCGATCTTCCGCTTCCTTCTATTCCTCCAGGGATTCCACAATTGGACGCTTAATCCCTTCCACATGATGGGAGTTGCTGGTATCTTGGGAGGGGCTTTACTTTGTGCCATCCATGGTGCTACAGTAGAGAATACTTTGTTTGAAGATGGTGAGCAAGCAAATACATTCAAAGCATTTGAACCAACTCAGGAAGAGGAAACATATTCCATGGTTACAGCGAATCGTTTTTGGTCGCAGATTTTCGGTATTGCATTCAGCAATAAGCGTTGGCTACATTTCTTTATGTTGTTTGTTCCTGTTATGGGTCTTTGGACCTCTAGCATCGGTATTATTGGTCTTGCACTTAATCTTAGAGCTTATGATTTTGTATCACAAGAGATCAGAGCAGCAGAGGATCCAGAGTTTGAAACGTTCTATACGAAAAACATCCTCCTCAATGAAGGACTCCGTGCCTGGATGGCTCCTGTAGATCAACCACATGAGAACTTTGTGTTCCCTGAAGAGGTATTGCCAAGAGGTAATGCTCTGTGATATACTGAGGGGTATATACCCCTCTTTTTTTATGAGAAAATTTATTGCAAGTTTATTGCTCTTAGGACTCCCAGCATCTGCAGCAGATCCCCCTGAGATGAAGGGATACTATACTATGAGTGCAATGGGATGCATGTTGGTTAGGGAATGTACTGATGGAGTAGAACCCATCTGGGGAATTGATTTCCTCAAAGAAAAGTATCCTAATTCTGATTGGGATCCAATTGCTAAAGAATTTCAACGTATGCTGAATGCATTAACACTGGTTAATGTTAAGGTTTATCTTGCCCCACAAAAATATTTTCCACCAGGACATCGTGGTGTTTACCATACTGTCAGCAATAACTTCTATCTTAATGATGCTTTTATGCATAGACCTCATGTTCTGATGAGTGTCATGAGACATGAAGGATGGCACGCTGCACAAGACTGTATGGCAGGTAGCATTAAGAATTCTATGATTGCTATCATCAAACCAGAGGAGGATGTCCCTAAACTGTGGAGAGATATTGCTGAAGATAATTATCCAAAGTCTGCTGTACCTTGGGAAGCAGAAGCAATCTGGGCAGGTAAAACTGAGAAGATGACTCAAGATGCATTAGAAGCATGTGCTGCTGGTAGCATGTGGGATGTATACAAACCAACACCACTTACTGAAAAGTGGTTAAAAGAAAATGAGTACATGAAATGAAATACCAATTAGTTATTGATGATGATGGGATCCTGACATTTCCTGATGAGTTGATGGAAAAGCTTGGCTGGAAGGAGGGTGATGTGCTAGAGTGGATTGATAATAAAGATGGTTCTTTTTCTTTGGTGAAACCCAATGACGTATGAAGCAGAAGTCCAATTCAAGTTTGATGCAACCTTCACACCCACATATGGATCATCCTCCTGGACTGATGATGATTTTATCCCTGAGGAACATTATCTCATCACTGCACCAGCAGCAGACCTTAACTGTAAACAATATTTCAAACTTTTTGAAAAGTTTCTCCTCTGTGTAGGAATGGATGCTAAGTCCATTCGCTCTAGTGCTATGTCATTGGTATTCAATGATTGTGTCAGTGAAGACGAACAGCGTAAACTCTGTAACGAGTATGATCTAACTATGAATGAGGACCTGGATAAGAAATACCAGGAGTGGAAAGAGCGTGATGCTCAATGGGCAAAGATGAATGCCCATTATAAAAACAACTTTGAAGATAGTGCAAACGGA